CGATCTTCTTTCGCCCGTTGATAGAAGACTGCTCGCCACGATCTACCTCGACTGCCGAGTTCGGTTTGATAGTCGGACATGAACGAAGCGATCGCATCCTTCGCCGCAGACTGTTCGCTAGTCGGGTCAACCCATTCCCATTCTGGAGTCTGCCATTCGACCGGAGCAAATCGGCGACGATCGGCTAGAAGTTCCGCAGATGTCGGGAATCCTCTTACGCCCTGAATAGCTGCGGCATCGCAAAACGCATCCCAGCATGGCTGCAGGAAATGCCGAATTAAATGCTGTTGCCAGCATCGAAATCGTCGCCTGTCTTCTAGTTGACTTGTTCGACTAGAACTGTATGAAGTTTGCGAATAATCCCTAGCGACGACCTCATAGCTCAAGCCAGTACCGACCGCGATCGATCGGAGGATTAGTTGAATCCAAGGTTCCGCACCGCTATTAGGACGACCTGGATTGAGACCGACGACATCTTCGCCGGGTTGCAACTCCATGACCATTCCTGGTTCGGTGTATCGAACTCGATTTCCTGCAGAGTCTGTATTCTCGCCTCCGTCTGGATCAATCAGCGAACCTAGCGGAGTCTCAGTCTTGATTGCAATCGTATAACAAGAAGCCACCGCTGACGCGATCAGTTCGTTATCAATGTAGGTGCCCAGGTCTCGAATCGAAGACAGCACTGGCGAGAACCAAGAAACTCCCCGAGTCTGACCGATGCGGTCTCTGCGGAATAGATGCAATATGTCTCTAGCGGGAATCCGTTCCGGCGTTCTGGTAAATGTGTGCGGCTGTAGCGGATGATCTTTGTAGATCCAGTACGCAACGGGACGACCTAAATCATCAAGTTCAACGCCTCTGACGATGCGATTCTCCGACTTTGGATAGAGTGGAGCAATGTAACTATCTTTGTCGCCAGCCAGTCTGTCAGCTTCAATTAACTCAAGTGCTAACGGTACGGGTCGATGAATGCCGCGATAGCTAAGTTCAGGAGTTCGGACAATTCGAACAAGCACCTCGCCTGCTTCGACGATCTCCCGTTGAATCGCCGCTTGCATTTCGTCAAGCGTGTACTGACCGTTAACGTCGCAAACCTCAGTCCACTCAGACCAGACCTTATCTCGCTGATCGTTGATTGTTTCTAGGTCTTCGCCTTTTGGTGTTTCGTAAGTCGATTGTGCTTTGATTCCGCAACCGACGACCGAAGAGACGATTGTATCGACGACTCCCCAAGCATAGGAGTTGTTTCGAACGAGATCCCGAGACCAAGCTCGAACCTTGTCCGCACCGAACGGTCCGGTTAATTCGAGATCGGCAGGAAGGTTTTTTGGATGCCGATTGCTCGAAACTCTCGAAGGTTCCGCTCCGGCGTAGGATCGCAGCATTTTTCTCGCCTTCTGCCGTCTAATAGCAGCGACCGGAGAAACTGCCGCAACAATCGAATCGATTAACTTAGAAATCATCGCTTGTCTCTCGATAGTTTCGCTAAAGAGATTCCGCCTTGCGTCTCTCTCTGGACTTGAATAAGAAGTTTTCGACGCTCAGCCATCAAAGATCCTAGGTCAAGCTTCGTTACTGTTCGAGAACCGATTGAATACGAAGACGCACCGCCTTCAAGTAAGGCCTCTATAGCTGCGTCAATTAAAGCGAGTAGCGATGATGCGGATGCCATTCCGTTAAATGTAATCTATTAAGTCACTCGAATCAAATCAGCTTGATACCATGAACGTGTTAAGTGCGATCCATTCGCCATGTATGACCACAGAAATAACATTTGATATATCTTGCATGTTGCAGTGTAGCGTACACTCTAGCGAAAGATCTTGATTCGCCTTTTTCTTCTCTTAGTTGCTTACAAATGCAACAATCAGGAGGAACAAATTTAGGAACAGCTCTAGGCTTTTGCTTCTCGTTAGGTATTTCAGCAACGACGATCTTAAGTTCTTCGTTTTGGGATCCAACCTTCGGAACGGCCTGAGAATCTTCGACCATGCTGAACTTGTGGTCTTGATGTTCTTGCCTTCGCTTTTGCTTTGTCATTTCCATTTTGTACCTGTCTTGGACTCAATTCCTTTTCGCTTGGAGCGATTAACTTAACGCCGCACACCTCACCGCCTGCTGCTGCCATATAGGTTGCATCAAGCCAGTGATTGTTTTCGTTCCGGACTTGCCAGTATGTTTTCGTTCCCTTTCCTTCTTTGAACTCCGTTACAAGTTCCTCGGCAACGATATGATGGGCAAACGAGTTATGTGTTCTACCGTCAGTCGTCGCAAATAACGAGAGCGAACCACGCCGAAGCATGTTGTTTTCGTCAAACGTCGGTGTAAGAAATCGTTCGTGAACGAACTGTTTCCAGTAACTTGTATCGAGTTCGTACAGCCAGACGTTCGAAGTTTCTAGCTTTTGTGCGTGCAGATGCTCTGAGGCTAAAACCCCAGCCGTTGATTGCTTACGAGGATGATATGGGTTCATGCCTTTTGAGACATGATACGGACCTCGTACCTGACGAACAAACTCGTAGGCAGCGTTTGTAAATGTACCTGAATCGACCAGCACAAAATCAAGCTTGCGTTCGGTTCCGGTTGCATCGACGAACTGCTTGCGATTCTGCGAGTCTCTCCAGTCCAGGAGTGCCTTATAAATCTGAGGTTCGCTTGCATCGTTGTCCATGCCTCGATCGGTGTCGGTGACCTCCAGAACTCCGTAATCAACAACGCAACCACCAGCACCTGACCACCACGCACAAATCGACCAATAACATCGATACTTCCCAAGGTCGATGCCTGCCGTTAGTGCGATCGTGTTTGCTGGCAGCTGTCGTCGTTCGAGTCCGCTGATTCGATCCTTTACAATGCCGACTGTTAAACCAGAACCGACTGGACCCGCTTCTTCCGGAGGATCGTTGTCGATCTCTGTCGCTACTGCCTTTCGCCCTAGGTCTGCGACTCGGTTGTAGTAGGCTTGAATTGCAGACAATTCCAACGGTTCCCCGTCCGAGTGCTTCTTCTTCGAATGGCTCTGAGAGTTGCTTATCTCGCAACCTTCCTCTAAGTCGGCTTGATTATCTCGCCAGAACCAAAATGCTTCCCTAGCGTCTGGGTCGTCTTCCTTTCTCGCCTGTCGCATTTGAATGTACTGTTCGACTAGATCGAGACGATCTGGTTCCTTTAGCATCTTTCGATAACGCTTGCCTCGCCAACTCGGCTTGGCTTGAGGATCGGTAAAACGATAAGCAATGCATTTGCGGTTCTGAATTGTACAAAGCATGACCCGAGGGATTCGCTCGGAGGATTGACCCAAACCGGCGATGTCTTGTTCTAGGATCTCTTCGTTCTTCTCGATAACCGCTTCTGAATTCGCCGCCTCTCGATCTTCGATGTCGTCGATAATAGCGATCGTTGGTCGTCGATCTCGAAAGACCATACCGCGAATCGGTCCGTCGATCCCAACGCAGGAGAAGATCTGACCGCAAGCTACAGGCTCGATTTCCTTCGGCCAGTTGCTAGGTAACTGCCAAGGTTCGATCGTAGGAAATATCAAGCGATCTGCTGCGATCTCGATGTTTGTGTTGCGACCGGCAACCGTCTGCATCCTCGCCCTTGACGACCAACCTCCTACCGCCCGAAACGGAATAGCGATCTCTGGAAAGTCTTGTGCAAAGATCTCGGCTTGCTGTAGCTTGTCCTTTATCGATCGCAGTTCGGATTGACTCTTCGCCTGACTCTTGCCGATAACGACCGGGAAAGATGACATCCTATTTAGCATCAGGAATAATGCCGCATAGAGTGCGTTGCGAGTCTTGCCTTCGCCTCTAGGACCGGCGATAGCTTGATCGCCTCCGTAAAGTGCCGCATCGACGATTGAACGAACCATGTCTCGGCGGTCTTGAGTAAATGCTTCAAAGAACACATCGCCGAAATATGTCGTCATAAATAGGATTGGATCGGCCAGTGCTGCAATACGACGCTTAGGGTTGAGAGGGATCGGGATTGCGATGTCCCTGGCTTTAGCTCGCTTGCGTTCTTTCCTGGCCTTATCAGCCTCAGCCTCTTCCATCGAGTCAGGAATCTGATCAATCAGTTTCGCTGCCTCTGGAATCGATCGAAGATACTTCTCCAATTCCCAAACGCTGAGCGATTTCAAGTAATCTGAGTTTGCGTAGTTCGCTGTCGTCATTCTGTTTTGACTCTATTTCCTCCTGCTTCAAATCGATTGCGTCAATCTGAATCAGACACTTAATAGCATCAATCATCATATCAGGATCTCTGCTCCTTACTACCTCCATAAGAGCAGCAACTACTTCCGGCTTGTTTACATTCCATTTTTCACGCACGGATCTTCCTATCAACCTTATGTCTGATCGAGTTGAAATAGCGAACAATTCTCCCCCTTACCCCGACGAATAACGCCGGACAGCAAGAAAAACTCACAAGAAAACGGGCAATTAT